GAACACCGCGTACTTGGTCACCGAGCCGGTGGCACTGTAGGACACCGTGTCCCACGCCGCCTTGGCGCTCGACGTATACGACGTGAACGCCGCGTTGGCGACCGTCGATGTCGTGGCGACCGGGGTCACACCAGTGATGTACTGGCCCGTGAAGTAGAGCGACGTGCTCGTCATCACAGCGCCATCGCCCCAGATCTGGAAGTTCGTCACTCCGTTCGCGGGAGCCGTGTCGATGTACAGCTTCAGCCACTTCTCGTAGCTGCGGGTCCCGACGGTGATCGGGTTGGCCTGGCGGTTCGCCAGGGTGTTCGTCGCGTTGTCTGCGCTGATGAAGTCGATACCGGTTACTGCAGCGGACTGGGTCCCTGCAGAGGCTCCGGTATAGACCCTAACGCTAAGGGCGGCAACCATGTCTCATCATCCTCCGGTAGGCCCTCGGCTACGAGAGGAAGTTCGGTCCCTTTGTTCGCTCGCGGCGGAGGGGACCCATCGTTCGTAGGTGCGGGCTTCGTTGTGGCGTCGAGATACTCTCGCGCCGTTGGGACATCATCGACTGCTACCAGTCCCCGCGATGCATTCACCAGGATCTTGTTCATGGGATTGTTCTCATCGTTGGGGTCGCCGATAGGCGGTCTACCATCGTCCCGCCGCGCCTCGTTGCCAGTCTTCCAACTGATGCCACCGGTCGCGTAACGGTTGATCTGCGCCCTGGTCATGCTCTCCTTCAGGTTGAGAGCCGTGAACTGGAACGCAAGATTGTTCTTCTCGCCTCCGAAGCCTGGGTCCCAGACCACCTCTCTGGTGAGGTAGTCCGCTGTCAGGGCCAGGAATGGCCGAAGACCGCGGTCCTCGGTGTTCTCCTGCATGACCTCGGAGGTCGAGCGGTTGACATCTCGCTCCAGCATCAGATCCTGGGGCGAGAGCTTCATGACAGCAGCGATCTTGCGGACGAGGTATTCCTGCCACTCGAGGAACTGCATGTCGCGGTTGTTCTGACGGAACTGCAGGAACTTCGCGTTCTTCGTCCCGCCGACGATGGCCAGGGCCCCCTGGCCTGCGACCTCGGCCCGCCAGAAGTTCTTGAACTTCTCGACTTGGTCGGGGCGGGCGTTCTCGCCCAGGTCCAGCATGCCGTCCGGTGTCGGGGCGCGCATCTGGCGATCGTTGTACGCAGAGGAGCCGAGCTCGCTGTCGATGGCGAGCTTCAGGGTCTCCAAAGGCGACAACCCCACGACGCGGTAGGTCGCAGGGTTGTCCATCATGTAGATCAGCTCGCGGTTCAGGAGTGAGGCCCGCAGCTGATGGTCTGGATACCAGAAGTAGCGCGCCTCTTCAGGGTCCTCGCCATCCCAGATCGTGCTGACCTTGATCGTCGCGCCATCGACGGGCCAGAGTCTCCCGACCATGCCGTTGAGCAGGAACTCTTTCTCGATGCAGCCAGCGTCGAGCACCAGGATGTCCTCGACGACGGGCTCGATGAACCCACGGAACGATGTCACGGTCGGGTTCGGGCCGCGAAAGAGCTGCGTGAGGTACTTCGCCAGGTTCTGGTCATGCCACTGTGTCGGGTCGTAGGGCCCGATCATCCACTCGGCCTGACTGATCTGCGTCTTGCGGATATTGATGGCGGCGCGGATCCACTCGGAGTGCTCGGCCCAGTGGCGGAAGAGACGTGAGTTGGGCTTGCCCTGCTTGAAGCGGTCGGTGTTGTTGTAGATGACCGACAGGGATTGCGGAGGGATGCGCGTAGGAGCGGTCTGCCGCGATCGCGCGAACAGGCCGTCAGTGACGGCTCTGATCAACGTCATCGCGGACCTCCGAAGTGCGCCTTGAGGACTTCATCATAGGCGCTCTCGACCGTGCGGCGCATCATCTGCTTGTTCGCGGCATCGATCGCTTCCTGCTTCGTCAACGTGTGGGTCGGCAACCCGGCCATGAGATCGGCCAGCCAGGCGGGCACCTCAAAGATACCGTCCCGGAACTCGACCTCTCTCCAGATCTCGATCGTCTCCATGATCNCCTCCGAGCGGCAGCGAACGCGAGCCCGCCGCCCGCACCCAGATCCATCGCGAAGCCGACTGCGTCGATCATGTCGTCGTGCCCCTTGGGGAACGACAGACACTGCATCTCGTAGTCGCCGCCTTTCAGCGAGATGTGATGGTGCATCTTCCCGGCCTCGTACTTCGCCGCGACAGCGCGAGCGCGAGTGACCTTGTCGACATCACTGCGGATGCCCTCGATCGGGATATAAGGGTAGTCCTCCATGACCTCTTGCACCAGGGTGCTTTGGAACTGCTGGTTCTCGACCCGCACGAGGTCCATCTGCGGGTAGACCTGCCACCCGTCGCGGATGAACTCGGCGTGCCCAGACTCACGCTTGTCCTGGTAGACGGAAAGGATCCAGAAGTCACCCTTCTCGTCCTCCGCGACAGTGCCGCGCGCCGTGAAGTCCGCCCGCTGCTTCTCTGAGGAGGCGAGGTCGACGCCCATGCGGATGGTGTACTTGCGGTCAGTCGGCAGGGCATCGAAGTAGAAGTCGTCCCGCTTCCAGTCCGCGCTCCGGAAGATGTTGCCCTCCATGAGACCGCGGATGTCGTTCTGGTAGGCGCACATGAACATGGCCGAACCGAGGTCCCTGCGGACCTCCTCGAGGCGTGCCATGGGCCAATACTCGGGCCAGTACGAGACCTGCTCGATGCCGTCGTCGATGATGGCAGGCTGGGTATGGAGCTTCCAACCCTTGCCGCCACGGCTCACCGAGGTTGTGAGCATCTCGTAGAGGTCGCCTTCAGCCCAGCGCGTGCCGATGACGATGAAGACCCCGTCAGGGGCGAGGCACGGGTAGAGGGTCTGCCAGAACCACTTCTCGACCTTCTCGCGGGCCTCTGGGGTGGCGGTGTTCTCCTCGTCAAGGATATCGTCACAGAGAACGATGTCGAAGCGCTTGCTGATGATGGCGCCGCCCACGCCCTGGGCGTACATCGTGACGTCCTTGGTGCCGTGGAGGATGGAGTCCTTGCGGAGCCACTCCTGGTCTGTCCACTTGGTGGGGCTGACGCAGTCCCCGTGGATCTCGCGGAAGCGCTCGTTCGACTCGAGCGTCCAGCGGATGGCCCTGGAGAAGTCGCGCACCTGGACCGACGTGTTGCTGATGAGCCCGATGCGCAGGTCCTTGTACTCGCCAGCGAGATAGGCGCCCAGGGTCGTGTTGTCCCAGGTCGTCTTGGCAGCGCCGCGGGGCTCGAGGATGACGGTGTGCTCGCGCCGGTAGATGGCCTCGAAGGTAGCCTCGAGCATCCTGGCATGATGAGGAGCGGGTCGGTTGAGGAAGACGTACTCGCCGAAGTTGGCGATCCCCTCGATATGACGATAGGTCTCACCCCAGGGGGCGAGCCAGTCGTCAGTTGACCTGCTTAGCTCCCTCAATGCGAGGGAGTGGAGACTGTCCCACTGGCTTACCGCCAGCTCCCTTTGTGACAGCGAGGTCACGAAGTTCTCGTAGTACTTCCCTGGGGATACCGGAAGTATCCCCGGAGCCGACTGCGACATTGAGACCAAGACTGGCCCTCCGATCGGTGACATTGCCCGTCATCACCAGGTACTTGTCCAGCAGGCGAGTCAGCGCCTCAGGCGTGATCTGCATCCCTGCGATGAAGCGGCGCTCCCCGGTGACTTCGTCAGTGACCCATCGGTCTTCCATGTCCAGTCCCATCTTGAGGATCGCGGCGTGGATGACCTCGAAGGCATCCCGCTCCATATCCGCGACCTTCTTCGCCCTGCGATCCGCGAACACCTCGAGGCTCTTCTCCTCCTGGAGGACGCGGAACCTCGCACGGGCCTCGTCCCATCCATGCCTGCGCGCATAGGCGGCAACGGCAGAGAACGACGCCCCGTTCTTCTCGGCGAGCCCTCGCAACGATACATCCGTCGTCAGGTACTCATGACGCATCGTGTCGTAGTCGTGGATCGGCTTCTGGTTCTTCGCCATATCAACTCGCGAGACTGTCAGCGGCCATCAACTCCAGGGCTCGCCACTGCTCTTCGATCTGC